GTCGATGAAGTCGTGTGTTTCCTGCCCCTCCCAGGTGAAATCGTCCATGATGACCTCGTCGGTCTCGCTGTAGCGCCAGGCTCTGAAGGCTTTGCAGGCGCCCTGGCTGATGGGGTACTGGAAGTTTTCTTCTTCCTCTTTGTACCAGGCTTTCAGCTCCTCGCTGTCCCAGCCCTGGGTATCGATGATCTGCTGCTTCATCTTCTTGTGCGCCTCGTGGCGGGTTTCGAATTCGCGGGCGATGCGCTCAAGCTCTGCAAAGTAGGTGTTTGCTTTCTTCATGGTGGTTTCCTCCTGCGTTTTGTTCTTTGCCTTTCGGCATGTGTATATATCACTCTACCCGCCCTGAAAGTCAACGATCATATCGGATAATTCTGAGAATATTATCGACAAAAAAGGATGGCGCGATCTGTTCATTTTTGCGTATAGAAAAACCCCGCCGCTATGGGCGAGGTCAATCTGTTTACAGGCTATTTCAAAAGGTCTGCCAGATACAGTTCATCCTTCCTGTGAGAACCTTTGATCCGTTTATATTCGCGGATTGCAGCGGTCAGCTTTTCACAGCTGCCGCCATAATAACCCTCGTAGAACTGCGAACTGTTATCATAACGTGTCCTGCCCAGCACGATGTGGGCCTTGGCAAATTCCTTCGGGGATGTGCCGGATTTCACCTTTTCGTATTCCTTCACGAGCCCCTCGGAGATAATCAGGAGCATCTCCAGTTCCGGCATGGTGCAGTACTTCTCAATACCCGTGATCTTTTCCTTGTAATCGGCAGGAATCGTCAGCTTGTCGGTCTGCTTGTCTCCCACACGCATGACCAGCACGTCATTCTCCGGATACAGGTTAAGTGCCGTCCGCACCTGGGTGCTTGTCTTAATCTGCCTTGCGTGATAAGCCGTCAATCCCAGGAGATCATCCTCCGTAAAAATCAGAGCGTCATTTTCAAGAAGGATGTTTATGATCTTCAGCTCGTTCGGCCCTTCGCACATGATCAGCCGTTTCACTTCTTCAGCACCTTCTTCAGCACCATGAGGTCGTCGTAATTCACAGCGGTCCGGAAAGCGTTGTTGTAGTACTGCTTGCTCTTGAGCAGCGCCGGACGAATGTGATAGACCTCGTACATATTGGCAAGATGGATGTGGCTGTTGGCATTGCAGACCCAGATGTTGTCCTGCCGCCCCATCTGATCCAGAACCTCACAGTAATGCGTGGTAAAGACCAGCGTAGCGTTCTTCCGGTTCACGCCCTTGTCCTTGTACAGGCTGATCATGTTCTCCACAAGCGTTTTATGGAAATGGTTCTCCACCTCGTCAATCAGCAGGTCGAAGCCCTCTTTGAGGGATGCCACCATCAGCGTGTAGAGCAGGATGCCCTTGGTCGTGCCGCTGGAGAGGAAATACACCAGCTGGGCGTCCGACATGACCAGTTCCTCATGCTCCGTAACAACACGGTAGTTGTGGTCGTCCAGCCGTGTCAGTTCTTTGATGTTCTCATCAAAGATGCGGATGATTTTCGCAAGGACATCCATGCTGATATCGTAGTTCTTCAATGCCCGGAACAAAAGCTGGTAGGTATCCGCGCCTCCGCTGTAGCTGTCGAAGAACACTGCCCTCGTCTGTTTCTTTTTCAGGATGAAGAAGATATTCGAGGTGTCCTCCGGAAGATCTCCGAGATCCTTCATCTCCTCATAGTCCTCGTCATCGTAGATCCCGTTCACATTCGTCTTAAAATACGCCTTGCGGTATATATGCTCATCCCTGAACACCGCCTGGTTGCCCATGGTCTTTCCGGAGGCAAGCTCCGTCGTATAGCGGTAGATGGACCCGTCATGATAAAAAGTGATTTCCAGCCAAACACCGTCATAGTTGTAATGCTTATCCTCCAGCCGGAAATCCCCGAGAATGGAATACGCGCAGTCCAAAAGCTCTATGGCGGTTGTCTTGCCGGATGCGTTCTTTCCGATGAATGCCGTCGTATTAAACGCATACAGCTCCGGCGCGACCTCCTGGAGCTCATACTCTTTATCCTCTGTGGATTTCCTTGCCTTTGGGGTAAGGTCAATGATAAAGTCATCGCCACAGTTCTTAAAATGGCTGGCTTTCACTCGAAGCAGTTTCATTGCCGCACCTCCCATATAAGATGGCTCTATCTTACCACATTAAGACGTTTCAGGCAAGTATTTTGTTTGAATTGTTTTTGAACAATTTTTGTGCTTAAACCATCATGCTCGGTCAGCCCCACAGACGCGCCTTACCGCGCCGTTTCACATTCGCATGAACGACCACAAGAGAGGCTGTAAGCCCCTCCGTGGCGGCCGTGTCGCGCCCTCAGCGGGCGGCAAGGCAGTCGCAGATGCTCCGCATGCTGCCGGAATCGACGTGCCCGTCTTTCCAGATGCAGATGGCCATCCCCTCATCCTCGATATCGGGAAGGAGCAGCTCGTAGGTGATGGCGTTGCAGCCGATCCTTGCGCACTCATCGATGGCGTTGTAGTAGAAGAAGCTGTTCAGCTCCACCGGTTCCCCTTCCGGGTTCCGGATTTTCGCTCCGTGGCGGCGAAGGTTCTCGATGTGCCGCTGTTCCGGGTTCAGCTCGTTCAGGTCGATCATGGTCTTGTCCTCCTGCCTTTGTTTTCGGGCTCTGTGCCCCCTGGCAGTGTGTACATTACCGTAGGTTCGCGGGTAAGTCCACGCCATATCCGCAGAATTATGTGACAAAAGATCGAACTTTGGATCGTGCGGATCACACGATCACCTTTGGTTCCTCGCCCGGCTTTATTTTGATCCAGACCACATGGCCGTCCATGGTCCGCATGAACATCTCGGGATACCGAAACTTCTCGGTGTATTTTTCTGCCAGCCCGTCGCTGATGCTGGCGAAATTCTCCCTGCCAAGGCCGCATATGAAAAACGTGCCCTTCAGAACGTCATAGGGATTCCCTTCCTCGTCCTCCAGCAGGCGGTTGAGCGGTTTGCCGTTTGCGATCCCGTCCTCATCGCAGACCGCCGCAACGGGGTCCGCCCAAGGGTACACGGCTTCCAGATCGCCGCCGACCAGCTTCTGCAGGTTTTCGAGCGTGTGAGGTACAGTCACCAGCCTGGGCTTCTCCATCGGCTCCACCAGGAGCACCCTGATCTCTTCCGCCATCGCTCATTCCTCCGTTCCGCACATGATGAAGTGGACATATTCCTTTTTGTGTTCCTCGATGTACATGACCAGCTCGTACATCTCCCGGTCGTAGGCAAGGCGCTGGACCGTGTTCGTATCGAACATGTTTGTCAGCCCCGTCGACCTGATTTCCATCAGCTGACGGAACACCCTGTCGGTCATGATCATCTTCTTCACCCGGTCTTCCCCGTAAACCACGTTGAGGCCGCTGCCGTTGTCCCATTTCATGAGAAGGCTTGCGGTGTCCATCTGCTCGAGGATGACCCTTGTCCCGGCGGGGTACTCCTTCTTCACCCGTTCCACTGTATCCCTGTCAGGAAACCTCATGTCCGTCCGCCTCCTTTGCCTCCTTCAGCGCCAGCTCCAGCAGATAAGGATTGAAGCCAAACCGCCTGTAGCCCTCCGCCAGCACGTCGTAGTAGCCCTGCATGGGCATGCGCAGCCTGTCGTGCCCTTCCGACATGACGTAGGCCATGGCTTTTACCATCCGGGGATCCTTCCCGTTCAGATCGGTCATGGTGATCTCCAGTTCCCGCTTGACATAGTAGGAAGGAAAGCCTTCGTAAACGTCCAGGTTTTTCTCGTCCCTCCCGCTGATCTCCCAGACCAGCACGGGGACCACCCTGCCCCTGCAGGGGACGATGTCCGCATGCAGCTTGAAGGCCAGTTTCCAGTCCTTCAGCGCGGCCATTCCCGCGATCTTCGCGTCCGGGCATCTGTGCGCCATCTGCTCCACGGACAGGTTTGACCCGTAGGCAATGTAGTAACGTTTCCCTTTCATTTCCTTTTCACCTCGTAGAATGTTTCCAGCCATTTTCCGGCCGCCTTGTTTCCTATGCTATCCCCGAGACCTTTGAAGAGGATCTCGTGGTCGAACCCCCATCTGCTGTAGCCTTCATCCAGGAGGGAGAAATACTCCGCCGATGGCTCGCCCAGCAGCCTGTGCTCCCGCATGATGTACGCGATGCAGTTCCTGCGGTTCTTCTTTTTCCTTCCGTTCAACCCCCAGACCGGGAGGAAGAACTCCTGCTTCCGGTAATACCTGGGGCAGCCCTCGCAGCGGTCCAGCCGCGCTTCGTCATCGGCAGTCATCCGGTAAATCACGACAGGCACACAGCAGTTGGCGTCCTGCTCGATGGTCGCGTAGGCGCCGGTCATACTCTGCTTGAACAGCAGCCGGTAGCCGATGATCACCGACGTTCCGAAGACCTCCGCGCCGGGGCATCTCGTTTTCATCCGCGCCTCCGAAAGGTTGCTCCCATAGGCCGCGCAGAAAACGTCCTCGCCTCCGTCCGGATGGAAGAGCCTCATCCCTTTCAGAAACTCAGACATCTTTCGCTTCAACCCTTCCCACACGCTTATCCGCCTCGGTTCCTTCCGATTCGCCAAGGACGTGGAATTCCACGCCCTGGAAGCTGTCCGCGTCCAGCAGGTATTCCGCGTTCTTCCACGCGTCCTCCGCGCGCCTGTGGGCTTCCGATTCCGATGCCGCCCCGACCACCACGGTCTTCTGGAAGGTCTCGGTGATCAGCACCCTGTATTCCTTCTTGTCGCTCATGGCATCCGCCTCCTTTCACTGCCTTAAGCCGGGGTCTTCTCCCGGCAAGGCGTAGTGTTTGCTCTTGTTTCTCAGCGGTCGCGCCATGCGCAGTTGCCTTCCATGTGCGCCATGAGGGTTTCGCGGGTCTTCGCGAATTCGTCCCCGATGAATCCGAGCCTGAGCATCCAGCATCTGAATGCGTAGGCTTCGTTCTCGGTCTGCTGGGGCTTCGGGCTGGCGTAGGCGACCTCCTTGGCAAGCTCGCTCATCGCGAGGCTGAGGTGGATGTATGCCCGCATCTCCCTCGCGTCGATGCCGCCCCTGCGCCCGTCGTGGGGATCCCTGAACTGGAAAAGTCTCAGCTCAAAAGTGGGTTTTGCGTGGTCGCGGGAGCCGAGGGTCCAAGCCATGCCGGGGTGGAGGTTAAGCATGTGGTAGCGGCTGTCATTGTAGTGAGAAGTCCGTCCGTAGGTGGCATGGTTGCCTTCGTACCAGCAGTCCGCCATCGCCTGCATGGTCTTGGGCTTCCGGCTGTTGACCCGCTTGAGGAAGTCGGGGTTGACCGTCTTGCAGTAGTGTCCCGTCCTTCCCTCGTCGATGCAGATGGCCCTTCCGATCTGCTCTTCGTGCGCGGCCATGATGTTCACCAGATTCCGCAGGCTCCTCGCGTCGTGGTTCCTGCCGTCCGTCCCGTTCAAACCAACGTGTATATGGACGCCGCATCCGCGTGAGGGGGAACTCTTCATGCCCGCGTGCCTGAGCTGGCGCAGGAGCTCCAGGAAGGTCTCAAGGTCGTCGTAGGTGAGGATCGGGGTGACCAGTTCGCATTTCTGGTCGTCGGGTCCCTGGATGCTCACGTCCCTGCTGAACTTCCATTCCCTGCCCTGCTGGTCGAAGGCTGACCAGGTCTGATACCCGTTGCGATAGGCAGTGTTCTCGTAGCGGCCGGTCCCGAAGAACTCGGCGGCGACCTTCGCGGCGTTCTGGCGGGTGATGCCGTTGCCCTCTACTTCGACCCCGTAGGTCTGTGCTTTCATGCCCTCGATCTGGCGTGCGGTTTTCTCTGTCATGGTGGTCTCCTCCCCGGCTCTAAGCCTTGTGCTGTAAGGGTTTTCTGCCCTTCGGTAGTGTGTACATTACCGTACTCTCGGAGGATTATCCACGCCTGAATGCGATATTTCTTCGCATAAAACGAACAAATATTTCAGCCCTGATCCGGGCGGATCGCACAAGGAAAACGCCCGGAAAAAGCAGGAGCGAAGGTCACTCCTCCGCCCCGTCCCCGGCTTCATTTTCAGCTGTTTCTTCCGTTCCCGTCTCCAGTCCGGCAGCCTCCAGCCGGGCCCTGGACTGTTCCTTCTTCGCCTTCTGGCGTTGTGTCCACTTTTCCTGGTCAGCCGGGGTGCGGAAGGCGGTGTGTCCGGAGAGGTTCCGGTAGAGGATGGCCCGCTCTTCTTTCAGGTCGCTGCCTTCCATCCCAAGCCGGGTGATCCAGACCCGGAAGGCAAACTTCTCGTTGGTCTCGTCCGTTTCCCTCGCAAGGACACGCTTCTTCGTGATGGCGTTCCTGTTGATCGCAGCCGCCAGCGCGGTCCATGCCCTGATGGCATCCGCATCGTCCGTCGCGGGGAATCCGTCGAAGGTGATCCTGTCCTCTTCAAAGGTCAGGCCCATGATGCTCCCCTCCGGGGCTTCCCTGACGGCAGCCAGCGCGTCTTCCAGCCGGAAGAGGTTCAAACCGGCCAGCTCATCCACAAACTCTTTTTTCACCCCGAAGCATCCCTGCGTCGCCTTGGATATCAGGCTGCCCTTGGAGTAGAGGGTGAAGACCAGGTTGCGGATGGAGTCACCTGTGTGCCTGTTCAGCGGCACGCTGATGGCGGGCCGTACCGGTTCCTGGGCGGGCGTTTCCTGCGCGGCATTCTGTTCGGTTTCGGTTTCACCGCTCCCGTCAGGCTCTTCTTCCGGCTCGTCCCCGGTCTCGGGGATTTCGCTGTCATCCTCCGCGCCTTCATCTGTGAGGGTGTCTTCCGCAGTCTCCACAACGGCTGCTTCCTCCCGGATGGCTTCGATCATGTTCCAGGCTTCCAGCTGGCTGATGATCTCCATGTCGGCGCCTTCTTCCGTGGTGACCGTGCCGTCCTTTTCCACCGCGATCCCGCGGAGGATGTACGCGCACCTCGGCACCCTTGTGTAGGCGGGCCGCTCCCCGGCAATTGCCTCCATCCTGTCCACGACGGTCTTCCTGTCGTTGACCAAAATCCTGTAAGTCATTTTGGGCTCCCTTCTGCCTGTCGGCATCCTGTTTTCCTTCACGGGTTCCCCCGTTCGGTTGACACCATATAGCCGCGTCTCAGGCAAAAAGTCCACGCCTTTATGCCCTATTTTCCGGGTTATTTTCAGATTCTGCGTTATGCCCGAACACATGGAAGATGTATTGTCCATAATGGCAATTACCCTTTCTTCCAGTCTTCGAGCCATCGCCTCTGGTCTTCATCCTCCTTCGCCTGTTCCTCCGGGGTCCTGGGTGACGCTACCTTCGCTATTGCCATCGTCAGGATGACCATCAGGAGAACCAGGACGAGGATGAGTGCTCTGATGATCATTCCCATGGCAGCCTCCTCAGATGTGGCAGTCTACGAGTGTCAGGATCCAGTCAGGATCCGCTGTATCCAGGAAGCGTTCCTTGTAGTGGTCCTCCCAGTCACGGGCTTCCTCGCCCGTCTCGGAAGAACATCCCCACCATCCCATCTCGCCCTTGCCGTGCCACACGCCATCCGGCGTAATGACCGCGTAGGTCGAGAACTGCGCCTGGTGCCTCGCGTAGGTTTCCCGGTCACCGAAATGCTCCCGGTAGTACTCTTCTTTATAGAAGGTGGTGTAGTTCTCGCCGGGTTTGGCGGGCTTGTGGTCTACCGCCACATCCCAAAAGCGCAGGCAGTAGGCGTAGGTCTCCTTGTCAAAGGGGAATTCCAGGTCACCGACCCTGCCGGAGTCCACGAGCCTGCCATGCATCTTCAGCATGCCGCTCCATCTGCCGCCCTCGCTCCACCAGTCCCATTTGGACTGCGGATTATAGGTGCTGTAGACATTGCCATCCGCGTCGGTCTTTTCATCTTCCGCCACCATCTGCCAGCATTCCTCGTCCGATTTGCCCTCGGTCTTGTAATGCTTCCTGGCGTAGTCGATGGCTTCCTGACGGGAAAAGCGCACATAGGGCTCGACTTCCCTGTTCTCATCATAAGGAGCCAGGAGGTCTTCGATATCCTGGTCTTTCCTGTGAAAAACGGCTACAGTATAATGGCTCATCTCCAGCCTCTCCTTTGCTTCTTCCACCTGCGGCGGTTTTGCAGCTTATCCCAGGCGTTGGCAAGCGCGGCGCCCAGAAGGATGCCGCATACGCTTGCCAGCACATGCAGGAGAAAGTCGATTATCTCAGTTATCATGCTTCTTCCTTTCCCGCTGCCCAGGCGATGCCGGACAGCACAAAATACACACACGGGAGTGCGACGCCGTTGCCCCAGAGCTTGTACTCGGCGGCATCCGTGTAAGGGTTGGCCAGCCACTTGCGCAGCTGTTTCTCCGTTTTCGGCTTCCCGTCCGGGTTGATCAGTTTCCGCCAGGTCTCCCAGACTTCCGTCCAGAAGGCAAGCTCCTCATCGGAAGGATCGGGGATCGCCAGATCAGCGCACCACCAGTCCGGGAAACCCTGGAGTCTCGCGCACTCAATGGGTGTGAGCCTCCGCACGATATACATCGGCTCTTCCTTCTGCCGCTCGGCAGGGTCTTCCGTGTCGTTGATGACCTGCGGATCCTTGTAATCCCTCGCCATGAGCGGGGGCGTTTTCTCCCTGTCCACGGTCATAAAGCTTCCGGTCGTAGCGCAGTATGTCGCATGCCCATCGTCCATGGGAGCAGCCACCGCATGGCGGTCCACCGTGTTGAGCGTAAAGCTCACATCCTCGTTCACGCCATCGCCCTGGGGACCGTTCTCATCAGTGCGGCCGATCATGGAGCCCTGCAGGACAAATGTCTGCTGTTTCATGCCGGGCTGGGCCTGCAGAGCACCGGCTTTGCCATCCAGGTCACGTACTTCATCCCGCTGGTTCTGGGCAAAGGCAACGGGTTCTTTTTCTACCACAGTGATGCCGCCGTGGTTGCTGTCAGGATTCGCCTCGCTGGTGTCCAGGCAGCGGGAGATATCCGTCTTGTAGCAATGCCCCCTGCTGTTCTTCGTGCCATCGGAAGTGAATCGGACATCATAGGTCTCGGTTTCCTCCGGGACGGGAGCCACAATGCAGATGCCGCCCTGGTTGCAGGACGGGTTGCCGCCACCCTGATCCAGCGTCCGGGAAGTCTTCGCCTCGTAGAAACCAGCCTTCGGATTATCCGAGAGCATTCCGTGGCTGGTCTTGCTGCTCACACCGAAAGCCCTGATCTCAGGCTTCGCCACAGCGCCGGGGCCTGTCGCCTGGAGTGTCGGCGATACCTCCTCGTTCACGGCGAAGTTGAACGCCGCCTTATCACCTGCGTTGAAGGCTTCCTTGGCAATGCCGTAAGCCCTGGGCGCTTCCTGGAAGACCATGGGGGTGTTGTCGCCGCTGGTCCCGGCGCAGGCATTGAGCGTCTGCGTTACTTCGCCGGTCAGGTCTCCGTTGTAGCGGTCGAAGCCGACTGGCTGGAACAGCGTCTGGTCGTTATTGCAACCAAGCGTGGCGCTCCGGTCCTTCTGTACCAGCGGACCTTTCCCGCCTCCCGGTTTACCAGAGCGGATCTTCAGCGTCATCGGTTCCGGCTCAGCTACCAACGGCACATTTCCGCCGCCCGTCCCCATGCGCTCGGTCAGCGTCTGGACTTTGCCGTCCTCAGCGATCTTCACACGGGAATCCGTGGGGTGGTTCTCAATCGCCATGGCAGCGGGGACAACGCCTGCCCGGAGGGTAGGGCTCTTCTCTTCCTCGTAGCCGATGCTCCGGCTCTGGGCGCTGTGTTCCGTGGAAAAGCCCGCTGACTGCAGGACAGCCGGATGATGTCCATGGTCCTGGGCGACCAGCGTTCCGGTCTGCTCCTCGGTCACGGTCACACCACTGCATCCCTGGGGGTTCAGGCAGTACCGTCCGTCTCCGGTTTCTCCTCCACTTCCAGTGTCAGGCCGTTTGCCTGCCTCTCCAGCGCCTTTCTCAGCACTTCCGGCAGCTCCTTGCCACGAGCGGAAGCCCTGCGGAGTATACCCAGACAAGCCTTCGGACTTAAATAGTACTTCTCCGGCACTTCCGCCAGCAAAATCTGCGACAAGGTAGATTCGACTTCTTCGTTGGGGGACACCCCAGTATTGAGCGTCAAGAACTCGGTAAGCCACACTCCATCCGTCTCCCAGAAGTACGTCTGATTTTGCCCATCGCTTATTTTCAGGCGGAGGCACCTCGACCCCAGCTTCTTTAACTGAGATAACTGCTTCGAGGACAGCCCGGAAGTCGTCTCCTCCATTGGAACTGAAAGCGCCTGGGACGTTCTCCCAGACACAGTATCTTGGTTTTTCGCCATTCGTTGCCTCCCTCATTTCTTTGATGATGCGGATCGCCTGGTGGAACAGGCCCGAACGCTCCCCGTCCAGACCGGCCCTGCGCCCCGCGATACTCATATCCTGGCAGGGAGACCCGAAGGTGATGATGTCCACCGGCTCCAGCTCCGAGCCTTTTAGCTGGGATACATCCCCGTAATGCTTCACATAGGGCAGCCGCTTGTGTGTCACAAGGATCGGGAACGGCTCGATTTCCGAACTACTGACCGGTCTGATTCCTGCCAGTTCTGCCCCCAGGCAAAAGCCCCCGCTCCCATCAAAAAGGGAGCACAAGGTCAGCTCCTTAGGCGTATTTCCATTGATATCCACCGCACTTCCTCCTCTCTCCTGTCAGGCACTTTTTTATATTTCTTCTGTCTATGATCTCGCAGGGGACTCCCAGCGCCTCCGTTTCCCGCTCCATTGCGACAAGGATTCTTGTCACGGCTGATCCTCCGCGGGTGTGTCTGTCTCAGCCTCTGTCTGCTCTGTCTCCGTGCTGTCCGCAGGCTCCAGCCCCTGCTCGATGCGTTTCAGTTCCGCTTCCGTCCGGGCTTTGATGATGGCTATCTGCTGTTCCGCCTCCGCCTTTTCCACTGCCATCTGGTTATGGATGACAGCCCTGTCATGCGCACGCTGCGCACAGAAACCCAGCGGGTCGGCTGCAATCAATGCAACCAGCAGGATGATTGCTGTTGCCAGCAGGATCAGGTTTTTATACTGTTTGAGTTTCGGTATCATTCTGTCCATTCTCCCTTCTCCCTGGGATGCCCGCAGGGTCTTTTCTCCGGACATTTCCTGGTCACGCAGCCGGGCCCGGCATACTTGAAAATTTCCGGGCTGGCCTTCATGCAGAGCCTCAGCATCCTGTCCGCAAGCTCCCGGATCTCCCACTGTGCGCGGTTGCAGCAGCGCAGCGAAAAGAAATGGAGCAGCTCCCTCGCGTTCATCGTCATATAAAGCGTGGTCGGCACCGCCTGTGGCGTGACATACCTCGCGTCCTCACAGGGGATGCCGGCCTCCGTCATGCGCTGGTACAGATTCATCATGTACCGCATGGAACTTTCCGCTTCCGCTGCGAATCTGGATTTTCGGATGCTCTCCGGGATCACAAGCTCCGGATTGTCCAGCCGGACATACCGCTGGGACTGAACGTCAAAGGACGCCAGCCGGTGCCGGGTGAGCTGGGCGAGAGCCGCACGGGAGATCCCCTCTACCTTGAAGGTAAACACAGCATGCTCCAGGACGCTGGTATGTCCGCTCTCCACGGCATGCCTGAGCGACCGCTCGTAGTTGTCTGTATTCGTACACACCGCTGCCGCAGCCCCGCAAAGCTGTTCCGCAAAGGGTGTCGCTTCAATCAAGGTAACGTTCATCCTTCCTCCTCCTGCGGTTCAAAGGCAGCCACTTCGTCGAAGCGGAGCTTCTGTCCGTCACGCAGGACATAAACATCGTCATATTTTCCGCCATTCCATTCGATGTAGCGTTTGACGATGCAGTCGACGAACTTAGGGTCTAACTCAATGCCCCTGGCCACCCGGTCGGTTTCGCAGCAGGCAATCAGGGTGGAGCCGCTTCCGAGGAAGGGATCCAGCACGATGCCATTCGTCATGGTGCTGTTCTTGATGGGGTAGGCCATCAGCGGGATCGGCTTCATCGTCGGGTGGGCCTTGGAGCTTCTGGGCTTGTCGTATTCCCACACTGTGGTCTGCTTCCTGTCCGCGTACCAGTTGTGCTTCCCTTTCTGCTTCCAGCCAAAAAGGCAGGGCTCATGCCGCCACTGGTAAGGGCTTCTGCCAAGCACCAGCGCGTTCTTGACCCAGATGCAGCAGCCGGAAAGATAGAATCCGGCATCCTTGAACGCGGTACGGAAGTTGATACCCTCGGTATCCGCGTGCCAGACATAGATGGAACCGTCATCGGCAAGGTTGGCGTGCATGCAGCGGTAAGCGGAAAGCAGGAACTTGTAGAATTCCTGATCCTCCATGTTGTCGTTCATGATCTTGCCCGCCGTCTCCTCCACATCCACGTTGTACGGCGGGTCCGTCAGCACCAGGTTTGCCTTCTCGCCGTCCATCAGGCGGGTGTATATCTCTTCGCCGGTAGAATCACCGCAGATGACCCGGTGCCTTCCCAGCAGCCACAGGTCTCCGAGCCTGGAAAACACCGGCTGCTTCAGTTCCTCGTCGATATCAAAGTTGTCTTCTTTGACCTCTTTGTCATAGAGCTTGGAAAGGAGCTGGTCCATCTCAGGCGGTTCAAAACCGGTCAGTTCCACATTGAAATCAGCTTCCCTGATTTCCTCCAGAAGCTGGGCAAGCAGCGTGTCGTCCCATGCGCCGGTGATCTTGTTCAGCGCGATGTTCAACGCCTTTTCCCGGACCTTGTCCACATCGACGATGGCACAGGGGACTTCCGTATAGCCAAGCTCTATGGCCACATTCAGCCGCTGGTGCCCGCCGATGATGGTCATGTCGCTGTTGACCACCAGCGGGTCGGCAAAACCGAACTCCTCGATGCTGTTCTTGATCTTTTCGTATTCCTTATCCCCTGGCTTCAGCTTTTTCCTGGGGTTATATGCAGCCGGTTTCAGAACGGATACCGGCAGGACCTTCAATTCAGCTGTCTTCATCAGCCACCTCCGTAAAATCTCATGACTTCGCAGAAGGGCACGAAAAAAGAGCCGAGGCTGAACCCCAGCTCCTGCTCTCCCGTTCCTTCCCAGTATTCTTCTTTCAGGCTGCACCATTCCGGGTTTTCCCCGTTAATGCTCGCCAGCACCCTGTCCTCCCCGTAGTCGATGGCGTGAACCAGAACCGCTCCTGTATTGCAGATGGCAAACACACCGATCACCTTGGAGAGGTCGATCAGCTTACTCTCCATACGGCGCTCCCTTCTTCAGCGGGATGATCCGCTGGTTCCGGCTGCCCCGGAAGGCAAGCCCCGCATCCTTCTGGTCGATCCGGAACGGCCCGTCCACCAGCACATCCGCCAGCTGCAGGATCCGCCTGCCCCGGAGCGTTTCGTAGGTATAACCGCTGTACAGCCAGATATCCTTTTCCGGCAGTTCCGAGCGCACCCTTTCCATGAACGGGATCAGGGCAGCTTCATTCTCCGCTTCAGCCGGTTCGCCTCCGAGGATGGAAAGGCCCTGAATCCATGATGGACGCAGGGCCTCGATGATCTCGTCCTCAGTCTCTTTCGTGAAGGGTTCCCCGTAATTGAAATCCCATGTCTCCGGGTTGAAACAGCCCTCGCAGTGGTTCCTGCAGCCGGAGACAAACAGCGAAACGCGGACGCCGGGGCCGTTGGCGACGTCAATTTTCTTGATTGCTCCGTAATTCATCCGTCCTCCCCGCCGTCAGGCTTCCGTACCCTGGCAGGCATCCCCGTCAGCCGCGTCCACCAGCTCCGTACAGAAGCTGACGCCGCGATAGCCCTCCAGGAAAACCTCACGGGCAATGTCCTCAGCCAGGCCGTTCCAGTTCCCGTAAAAGTCGGACGTGTCATCATCCGGAAACTGGATCACCTCCGGACGGAACAGCACAAAGCCAAGCTGTGTGCCGGCAAAATCAATCGCCCGCTTCACATCGCTCAGGATGGGGTTGCCCCTGAACACCGTCTCGAACAGCGCGGCGTAATCCTCCGCGTCATTCACGTTCTCCTCATCAAAGAGCGTAATAGAGAGCGTCACGTTCCCGAACTTCCGCTGCTTGACGAGGACGCGGTCGAGCGCCAGGTACTTCTCATGGTTTTTCACTTCGATGTCGAAACCGAAATCCGCTGTGCCGTCTTCCGGCTCATAGATCCCGCCGACCGTGATATCCGGGTCGCGCTCAAACAGCGCCTTGACCTTTTTCTGATAGGTGAACCAGGGAGCTTCCATTGCAAACTTGATCATTCGAATACCTCCGTCATTTTTATGTCGCCGTGTCACTCAGGGCATCGGCATATACTTCATCGGCTTTCTTCTGGCTGGCCCCGCAGTACAGCCAGTTATCGCCTTTCCAGACATGGAAGACTGGCAGCCTCCCGTAGGGATCGCCGTTCGGCTTGTCCCTTGTCAGGTATTCCGCCGTGTCTCCCTTTTCGGAAAGCTTGTAGACCTCCTTGTCCGGCCCGAAGCTTTCCAGCCATTTCTGTCTCATGGATTTCACAGGTGCATCACCCTTTCCGCGATCTCAGCCGTCCTGCCCTGGTTGAAGAAGTTGGTTCCCAGGTAACCGCAGACACGCCGGCAGACGTTCATCTTCCGCTCGTCCCGGTTGCCGCAGTTCGGGCACTCCCAGACCAGCTTGCCGTCATCCTTCACGACCTTGATCTCACCATCGAAACCGCACACCTGGCAGTAATCAGATTTCGTGTTCAGCTCCGCATACATGATGTGGTCGTAGATGTATCTCATGACCGCCAGCACAGCCGGGATATTGTTCTGTAGGTTCGGCACCTCCACGTAGCTGATGGCGCCGCCGGGAGAAAGCGCCTGGAACTCCGCCTCAAAGCCGAGTTTGGAGAAGGCGTCGATGGGCTCGGTCACATGGACGTGGTAAGAATTCGTGATGTAGTTCTTATCCGTCACATGGGGGATTTTCCCGAAGCGCCGCTGGAGGCATTTCGCGAATTTATAGGTGCTGCTCTCCATGGGCGTACCGTAGAGGGAATAGGAGATGTTCTCCGCTGCCCGCCACTGAGCCGTCTTTTTGTTCAGGAATTCCATGACCTTCACGCCGAAGTCGTGGCCTTTCGAATCTGTGTGGGAGCAGCCCATCATCCGATAGACACACTCGCACAGCCCGGCATAGCCAAGGGAGATGGTGGAATAGTTGTCATACAGCAGCCTGTCAATTTTCTCGCCTTTTGACAGCCTGCTGATCGCGCCGTACTGCCAGAGGATCGGAGCTACATCCGAAGGCGTCCCCAGCAGGGTTTCATGCCGGATGCGCAGCGCCTTATGGCACAGTTCGCAGCGTTCATCCAGCAGTTCCCAGAACCGCTCCTCATCGCCTTCCGCGCTGCAGGCCACATCCACCAGGTTGATGGTGACCGCTCCCTGGTTAAAGCGGCCATAATATTTATGACTGCCGTCAGGATTCAGTCCGACGGTATCTGGTGTTAAAAACGCTCTGCACTTTCTGCCTTTCAGCAGTTTGGACTATCTCTTGTAGCTTACGCTACCCGGATGCTTCGAGCGGTGCTAATCTCCGCCCTACTCTACTCGCTTCTACGGACTCTCCGCATGCTTTCGATAGTCTCTACACCTTCCATTACGCAACGGCAATCTTGTCCTCATAGAGCTTGAATCCGTTATGAGTTACCCGGCCTTTCATGATTGTCCCAGAGTCACATTTCAGAACCCTCTGCATCTCTGTCTTGGAACGGAAATGCAGGATTTCTCCTGTTATGACGCTCACAACTGAAATCGGGTGACTTTTCTTCATCACCTGTTCCTGGGACTTCGGTTTTCCTTTCATCGCCTTTGATATCTTTTCCCCGAATCCGTCTGGCTTCTTCCTGCCTTTAAGTTTTGCGCTCAAGGCTGCTCTTTCTTCTTCGGAATAGCTCTTTCCGAATGATGGATTACTCTCACCAGACACATCGTGGGTTTTCCCGCCGAGTCCGCCTTCGCAGAAGTTGTAAACATTTTCTTCCCCAAGGCTTTCTCTGAATTGGGCAATATAAAACCGCTCCCTGTCATCAGCGGCTTCGGAGCGGCACCATTCAAGGATATCAAATCTGAAGTTGTGAAAACCTGATTTGCGGATTTCATCGTGAAAAGGGCCACCATCTTTTACAGCGTGGGCGCGATGTTCACGAATCCGTCTTTCAAGATTGTTTGTCTGACCGATGTACACTTTCCCATCGGTCAGGTTCGTTGCTTTGTATATGCATTTGCTGGTTTCAACCATCCTGCACCTTCCTTTCCAGATGCAAGACTGCATTGCGTAATGGCTCGGCACGGTATTGTCACATTTCAGTGAGTTTCACCGTTAGCACGGCTTATGCCGCACACCGCTTTTGCCTGCGTTCTTCCGGTTTTACATGAGCTGGTATACGTTAACCCATGCAGGTATACACATCACCCTTCAGCTGTTTCATGATCTTTGCGCTGATATAATCCGGCACCATGCGCTTTGCGGAGCACTGCGCCGCCAGCACTGTCAGATGCCAGTAGGGAGCGTCCTCCGTCATGTTGTCCTCGTCCAGCACATAGATGAGTTTCGGGAACGCGGGGGAAACCCACACCCCGACCTCGTTCTTGATGCCCTCGTACCGCTGCTTCAGTGTCTCCGCGATGATCAGCGCAAGGTCGTCCCTGGTCTGCCCGGCGGGTACCTCGTCCAGATACATGAACACGGAGACAAACGGTGTCTGGCCGTTGGTGGTCAGCAGCGTCTGGATCTGGTACTGGATGGTCTGGATGCCGCGCTGCACTTCCTTTCGAACTCGCATCTCCGCCATACGGTTGATCTCATCCTCCGTGTACTCCCGGCCGATGGCCAAAAACTCATCCTTGATCTCGCTGATATATTTCTGCCTGGACACATCCACAAAGGGCGCCAGGTGCGCCAGCGAGATCGTCTGCCCTCCATAGGTGTTGCTGGCGACCTGTGCAATGATCTGAGTGGCGATATTGCAGGCAGTCGAAAAGCTGTGCGGCTTCTCGATCAGCGTATCCGTGATGACCGTTCCGTTCTGGAGCATGTCCTCCAGGTTGACCAGTTCACAGTTGGAGATCGGGCCGCTGACATATCCCATGTCATGGATGTGGATCATGCCCTCGTCATGGGCGTGGATCACATCCTCCGGGAAGATGTATCTCCGGCAGATGTCCTCGGAGACCTCCGAGGCGAGGTAGTCCCGCATAGTTGAATTGATGATGGGATCCTTGTTCGCGTTCTCCTGCTTCGCGATCTCACTGTCGTGCCTCAGCAGCGCCAGGATCCTCGCGTCGGTACTGTTCTTTTTTCTCAGCATTTCATGCCGTAGGCGGTAATCCGAATAATGCCGGGCAAGCCTGTGCCAGCCGCCCTTATCCAGTTCATCGATCACCATGTCCTGGATCTCTTCGACACCGACACTCCTGCCGAGTGCCTCGCAGCGTCCCGTGACCAGGGTGGCCGTGAACACGACATCGTCCTCCGTCATCCTGTCATCCGGGGCAACTTCCGTATTAGCCGCGCCGATCGCGGCGATGATTTTATCGATATTGAACAGCGACTCAGCGCCGTTCCGTTTGATGACCTTCAATTTCAGACCTCCATTTGTTTCTTGCTTCCTCCAGCAGCTCCTCGCAGGTTTTTCCGAAATGCTGCCTGCTTTGCATGTCCAGCTGCTTCAGCAATGTATCCTGCTCCTCCCTGGTCAGCCGTATACTGCGCGCCTTCCCGTCTTCCGCATCACCGCCCATATCTGATTCCGTGACATACCGGATGATGATTTCGACGCGGTTTCCCGGCCTGTCATTCATCTCCAGATGGAAGTCATAGGATCCGTCGATCATGTACTCTTCCATCTCATCGTCCCAGCAGATCAAAGGCTCCAGCCCTGCCGATCTCCTGTGGCCTTCCGCGCTGTTGATCAGGAAGTCCGTATAGCGGAGGGCAAAAGCGACGGTTGAATAGCAGCCCTTTCTGTTTCGGACAAATCCATGGCAGGGAGGGACTTTGGGATTCAGGCGGATGGCCCGCTCCAGATTCTTTCTCATAATCCCTTTGCCATCTCCTCTCCCGCCTCAGCCAGCAGTTCCTCGCAGGATTTTCCCAGGTACTTCCTGCACTGTTCATCCAGGTGGTTATACATGGCAGCCTGTTCCTCCCGGCTCAGATCGATGGTGTACATCTCGCCTTCGTCAGCGGAGCTACTGTTACAGACCACCGCCTCGATGCAGGCGTCCACTTTCGTATCGTCCCAGGCGTTGAGACCGATGTAGAAACTGTACCAGGCATCCTGGTCGCACATCTCTTCTGTGTACTCATCTATCGGATGGAGCGGGGTAAAGCCTGCTTCCTTGCGGATGCGGTCAGCCAGCTCACACAAAAGGCTGGTACCCATCAGTTCAAACTGGACCGTCGCAAAGCGGGCCGGATAATCCAGGTAAATCTGGTCTTCGCCGTACATGATCTCGCATCCAAAGTCGATGAAGATGTTGTCCGCTATGATCCGCTCAAACATGCCCATAGATCCGTTCCTCCTGCCGACGGCACTTCTTGAAGACCATGGCCTGTATCTCGGTATCGTAGATGCCGTAGGTCTCCTGGATCTGTTCCAGGCAGATCAGGACGTCAGCCATCTCCTCCACAAGGTTGTAATAAGCCTCGGTGTCATCACCGCCTTTATTCTTCACCCGGCGCATCTTGCTGATGGCCTGGATCAGTTCGCCGCATTCCTCCATGTGCACCATGGCCTGCGCGTCATCGCTGTAGCGGCTGATAACCTTACGCTGTGAAGGAATCTCAATCTTCATTGCGAACCTCCAATCTGTATGCTTCCGCGATCATGGCCGCAATCATGTTCTGGGTTACCGGGTTAAGTGCGCGGAACATATCCATCATGGCAGCGGACGGCTCCACGTCAGCCTCAAGCGGGACTCCAAGTAGACGCGCTTTTGATACACCGAAGAATCGACTCACCCTTTCGATTGTTCCCATGTCAGGAAGCCGTGAGCCGCGCTCCCACACAGATACAGTGCCGGCGGATACGCCCAGGCACTCCGCCAGTTCCCTTTGTTTCATACCCCGTTCCCTGCGGAGGCTTTTTACAGTCGCGGCAAATGTCATCTCACTTGCCCTCCCTTTCCAGCAGAGCGATATACCGGCTCAGGTACCATCTGGCCTTTTCCAGGTCTTCCACCGTCTTCGACGGATCCTTGCGCCCGGCGCGGCATATGTATTTGACCGTGTTCGCCAGGTGGAACGGCAGCATCCAGTCCTCCAGGAACTCGATCACTTCAATCCGATGTCCCTCGGTATAATGGCTGGGATGGTTTACCGGGTCGTTCAGAACAGCCTCCAGTTTCTCTTCAAGCGAATCCATCACTTTCTCCTTTCCCACGGGCAGCCGCCTTCATACGGGCATCGCTCGCAGTCGCCGTAGTAGCATTCCCAGTCGCTGTTGCCAAGCGCGGATATCCACAAGGCCAAAAGCGCGATGCCGGCCGCTGCCAGCAGCAGGTTCATAATTGCTTCAATCATTCTTCCTTCCTTTTCCGCGCCCGTCCCCTGTTGGAACACGCAATGCTGCAATACTTTCTCTGCATCCCGCCGTACTCGCGGCTTGCGAGGAACTCTTTCCCGCAGACCGGGCAGACCGCTTTCCTCGTTGATTTCCAGTTCTCCGGTTTCGGATGCTTGTTCTTAAAAGCGAACCGGCACGCTTCCGAGCAGAATATCTTTTTCCTGCCCCTGGCGTTCTGGTAAACCGGATTCCCGCATTCAGGGCAGACGCCGGAAGGCAGCGATGCCATGAATTCCTGTTCAGTTCCGTCCGTCCACATGGGATCGTTTTCTCCCAAAGCACCGCCCTCCTTTCCAGCGGAAACAGGCTCAGCCCGCAAGCTCCGCTCTCGTGTTTTCGTTTTGCGCCGTTTTCGTAACGCGCCGAAAACAGGGGGTAATTTGCGGAAAATCTCAAAATACACCCGAAATTCAAAGCGGCCCGAAAACAGCTTTTCTACTCCGTCCCTTCTTCCCTGGGTGATAACCACACGGGCTTCGCCCGCCGCTTTCGCGGCAGGAACACAACTTTTCCGGAGCAGACAAAAACGCATGAGAATCGCGGAAAATTCAGTGTTTGCGGAGGGTTTCCGCACCGTTTCGCGGTTTTCATGCGCTTTGGTCCGTTTCGGATGGCAGCCGAGGGGCCTGTTTCATTCCGCGCCGGAATGACAGTTTCATTTTGCGCCGAAATGGCAGCAGGCTTTAACAGGCCCCCGGCCTGTCAATTTTGCGTTTTTTCACAGAAGAGGGCCCACCGGTCTTCTCCGGGGAGCATAAAACAGAATCTGACCCGCCCCCCGGGCGCCCTCATATGGAGCTATATTTACACTTACAGCCGGTCAGCCCAGCGGCCGATCAGAATGATCACGATGGCGAGAATTGCCAGAATCGAAATTGAAATCCAGATCGGGCTCAATACCCAGACCCAGCTCCAGCTGATGACGCCCGTGAGCTTCAGCGCGATAAACAGCAGTGTCAGCGCGTCCACAAAGCAAAGGCCCACGGTCTTTACTTCTTTGTTGTTCTGCATCGGACTTCTCCC